CCTCGAGGCATCCTCCGAATACGTATGCTAGTGCCTGCTTACGCGCCAACTTATCGGCGCTATACTGCTGACGTAGCAACTTGTTCAACTTCTTATCGCTGAACATTGCATCGGCAACCTTAGTGAACGTAGTAAGTTCACCCTTATCAATCTGAGCGCATATCCATTGAACCAACTTCGTGCGGAACTTGATTGAATCGAGCGTTGATACGGCGCTGAAGATGCGAATCTCTACCGCGTTCTTCGGGCGGTAGCCGCGCTTGCAGTTGTGAATTGCTTTGCGTGAGCCGCCCTTCATTTCACTCTTGGTTTGAACTCCGCCGTATTGTGTTGATAGGCGGCCTTCGTACAGGGAGAAAAGTAGCGGCGCGAACGGAGCCAACTTATCGATTAAGTCATCGGCATCCATACCTCTGCGGCTTATTGTGATATGACCGCCACAGGCACGTGAGTAGCCTGCGTCCATAACCCAAGAGAACTCATCGAACTGCTCGAATAAATGCTTCGTGTTGAATAGGTCGAACACGGGAGACACGAACTCAACGCCCGTGGTTCCGTCAAGTGAACTATCTGACTCAGCGAACCAACCTCCGCCGAGGTTGCTATTAAGACGGCGTGCTCGGTTGCGTACTCCCAAGTCCTCCTTCTCGACCTCATAACCCACAAACCAATTAACCGACTCTTGGTTGAAGATGTCGTTGGTACGTGTCGTTTGGTGGTAACCTCCGAGCCTTGGTAGCGCCCCGTGAAGTTCACGTGCGGTTTGGTTCTCAAAGATTGAATTGCGACCCTCAGAATTTTCACCCCAAACGTATTGATTGGTATCGCGATTCCGAATCTTTTGAATGATATTGTTTTGCTCGTGGTCGCTTAGATGAATAGTCTCCTCAACTCCCGACTCCGTGATGTATCGGTAGGCCGTGGTATGGTAAGCGCGATTTACAAGGTCGGTGAGTGTTAGCACTCCGTCAATCAATCGTGTAATGAATACGTATTGGTATGATTCGTCGAACTCATCGAACTTCTGAAGCATATCATCCGCTAGGTGAGCCTGTGAGATACCCGATATTGAGATATCATTTTGGCGCATCAAGTTCGGCAAGCGGAAGAATTGACCACGGCGATAGTTCTCTCCGTCCACGTTGATTAGAACCGACGTGTGAGCCTGTAGGTCGCGGTCGATTCCGTATGCGGTGCAGTCGATTGCCGAGGGGAATCGTGATTGGGTGATGCGTTGTTCCTCCTCATCGTAGTATTGATAGACAAAATAATTGTCCTTGAACCCGAAGTAGAAGTTAAATTGAGAATTTTGGTAGGCGCGGTGCAGTTCAATCTGCCGACCCGATACGATATTGGTAACTTTCATAAAATTGTTTTTGGTTAAGACGTCTCTCGACGTTTCGGCTACTATTTAAGCCTCATCAGTTAACCTCGTATGGTATTGTCTCAGTCCATCCGAACGATACCACGATACCTGCATCTAGGTACTCAGATAGCATCTTGTATGTGTACGTTTCTTTGGCATCTAGATTGCTTTGTTCGGGGAAGAAGTGGTCGACTGCCACGCCTGTGTTTCCGTTTCTAATATAGTTGCGGTAGAAGAAATTGTAGGTTTTCATAGTAATTGTTTTTAGATTGATTGATTAAAGTTTGACTGCCGTAGGGACTCGAACCCTATGCACATTGTGCACTCCGAGCGGCAGTTATTTGCCTTGAACGGAAGAACATTTTTAGCGGCCTGTGGGGAAACCCTGCTGACCGCATACGTTGTTAGTTCTACCACATCCTCGCATTCTTTGGCGATGCTTTTTACGCACCGCATATCCTGTCTATTGAGGTTGTTGTTCTTGGCTTTGTTTTGACTTGATTCACTTGAGTGTTCCTGTGGCGTTCATTGGCTCCCCCTCAACCGCTTGAAACGTCCGCGCCACGGCGCTTTGTTTTCTTTTGATTGAGGCTCGGTTTCTTACGGCTACCATACTTGGTCTCGCTCGTCTTGTCTTACCTGCCCTTGCTACTTTCGTTCGGAGTGTGCTAACCTACTGATGCTACTCATTTAGATTACTTCGCCTACTCTACCTGACCTGACCTGCTACTCCGCTCTTAAACGCCCGACAAACTTTGAGCCGTGGCTCGCTGAATGAATCGTACTAAGTTCACAAGGTGGGTTTCAGATATTTGGGAGGCACTTTCGTTAGCCTCACTCCGCCTATCGTCGCTTGGGACTTTCCTGCCTACTCTACTCTTCTCTTGGCTCCGCCTCTGAGTTCGTGTTTCGGTTGATATTTCAAAAAACATTGTCGGCTTGCTAGTGCTGTCGGCCCGTTGGCCTTTCGACACCACAAACATACAACGACTTTACAATTCTGCAAACTTTTGCCAAAAGAAATTTCGATGACCCTCGCCGCGTAATAGGAATATATAGGGCTAACTACTTGATAATCAGTACCCAAAAAAAACTTTACTCCGACCCTTAATTTGTAATCAGTCTAAATAAAAGTAACTGAGAATCAACGAGTTAGTAACAGCCTCAGAATCAACAAGTTAGTAACTCACTGAAACCTAGCAAGATACAACTAATTGAAATACAATAAGTTAACGCAACTAATTGATACTCAAGGACTCCCAATAACTACTTGATAGTCAATGGGATACAAAAACCCTCGGGCTACCTATTCAGCCGACTAAACGCACAAAACAACCAATTAAACGTCTAGGCAAATAATCAAGGTTTCTCCCTAGTACGTATAGGTTTACGCCGTATACTATAGTAAACAAAAAAGCAACCTAAATAGTGGGGGTTAAACGTACCTATTCTAGTGAAGTTTAACGATAGTTTATCTAGGGGTTAAATGGTAGGGGGATTGATGCAGGTTTACGACCAACACAACCCGTAAAAAGAACACGTTTTCTCCACCATCCCAACCCGTATACCCCCCGAAAAGCATACCTAATGCGGTGCAAAGTATACTCTCTACTTTAATGCCTACCCGTCAAGGAAACGCTAAAAAGTTAGAACGTAAATGGTTGACAACGAGGGGCTTGGGTTCGGCATTCCGTTTCGGGTTCGGGTCGCACGCGTCTAGTATATATAATTATCCCCACCATACCTACGACTCCATAGGGGATACGATACCCCGACAAGCGGTTGATAAGTCCTGTGGGAGCGGGAAAGGCATAGGGGGAGGCAAAAGAACCGTTCAATCACGATTGGGCACACGGCCTCCTTGATACATCGTTCGTTTTAGCTTCGCTCTTTGTTCATTGCAGTTACAGACACTCGCCTTGGGGGCTGTCTTCCACTGCAATCTTACCGTGGTTACGGCTAGGATACGTTCACGTTTACTCGTCTCACGTATGCTTAACTAGTCTCTACTGAGGCAAAGGTACACAAAAAAATCGATAAAGTCAATACCCTGTAATGCATAGTACCTCACTTATCTACGATAATGTAATAACACTTAACTTTGTTTCAATAATCACGGTTATGCAACTAACAGAGAACTTCACCCTCCAGGAGCTTACTTCAAGCCCTACGGCCGACAAGCTCGGTATTAAGAATGTCCCTGACCTCAAACAAGAGGCGGCACTCAAACTGCTTGCCGAAAAGATTCTACAGCCGCTACGCGACGGTATCGGTGTACCCATCAAGATTAACTCCGGACTGAGGGGTGTAGCCCTAAATAAGGCCATAGGTGGTAGCAGCACCTCACAGCATTGTAAGGGTGAGGCGGCAGACCTTAGCCTCAAGTCTAAGAAGGACGGTAACGCGTTGCTATTCCATTACATCCGTGAGAACCTAGTGTTCGACCAGATGATATGGGAGTTCGGCACTAAGAGCAACCCAGACTGGGTACACGTCAGCTACAGCGCCAAGGGCAACCGCAAGGAGATTCTCGAGGCATACAAACACCACGGTAAGACCTCATATAGACTCTGGAAGCCGTGATAGCTGTTAAGAGGCCCGTTGACCCGGTGGGTAGCCAGCCGGAGCCTAGACCCGATAACAGACCTAAACTGGTCAAGTTTGACCTAACAAGAATCTTTAAAAAGAAAAAAAAGAAGAGATGAAACCTAGAAAATACAACGAGGGGGGTAGCCTAAAGGCCGTACCCGAGAAGAGTAAGGGCCTATCTAAGCTACCCGAGGGGGTCCGCAACAAGATGGGGTATATGAAGAACGGCGGCAAGGCTCAAAAAGACTGCTAGCAGTGAAGGCAAATAAGAGTAAAAGCGCGGAATACTACGCCGCCAACCCCGAGGCTAACTCAAAGAAGAAGGCATACGATACCAAGTACCACTCCACCGAGGAGCGTAAGAAGTATCGTGCATTCCTCAATAAAAAGAACCGTGAAGCCGGGACATACGGGAACGGTGACGGTAAGGACTATGACCACGACGAGGCTCGTATGATTATCGCCCGTCGCAATAGAAGCAAAAAATGAGAAACGAAGCATTCAACGATTGGTTATTCCACTATAACCCATACGAGAGCACCTGGAACGCGTTCACACGCGAACATTCCAACGATTACTTCAACGGTGTTGAAATCCCACAGGGAAAGTACCTACAGTCCGCGGATATGAAGATAATCTTGCATTACATCAACTGGAGCCTATCGGGCGGTATAAAGGAGGAGTCAAATGGCTAAATCGTCGAAGAAACGCCTAAGTAACGGGCGCGGAGTAAAGAAAGTGAGCGCAGACAGAGCAACCGTTGGTGTTCGTAACTTTGAGATTATCAATCGTTTAAGCTATGAAAGCTAAGCGCACAGACCTAAAGAGACCCAACGAAGTTATGGTTAAGGCCCCCAAGGGCTACCACTGGATGAATAAGGGTGGAAGGTACTTTCTGATGGAGCACACCGGAGAGTTCGTCCCGCACACCAACGCGGCTATGGAGATGCCGTTTAAGGTTATTCGGGAGCATTAATAGCCTCACGACCCTCAAGCTTCCTGTATATCTTCTGCACCAACAGCCTGCCCTTCTGTGATAGGCAGTATCTGACGGCGTATCCCTCATTCTTGGCGATACCGAATAGCTGACGTACTCCCGAGTCGATGCTTCCCCTGCTAGCATATATCTCCACCAAACCGCTATTCTGGAGCGGCTTATTATAGAGCAGACGTATCTTATTGTCGGATATGGGGGCGAAGTGAGCCCTGCAATACATAAGGGTGAAGAACTCCAGGTCGTAGATAAACATCAGAAAGTCAAACTGCCCAGGTGTCAGCCCGTAGGCCCCGCATACGTCCACCTTCACGTGCCGCAGGTACTTCAGATAGTTGCGTGATATCATCCTGGCCGGCAGTATTGCATACTCGCGCATCCTCCTTGAGTTGGCACCCTTTCTCATATTGTATTTGTTTTGTATTTTCGTATAAGATTTAATACAAATTTCATACATTATTCATTACGATGAGCATCCCCCAAGATATTAAGGAAGAGCTGTACGAAGAATTCACTGAACTCGTTGCTAAGATGAATGGACTCATCGTTAAGTACGACCTCAGTGACTGCGGTTTTGTAATCGCGGCACTCGGTACCGTGACATTCAATGATGACGATGATGAGCCTGAAATGGACATCGCGTTCTCCGTGAATGTTGAGAATGAGGAAGAACTTGACGAGGTCCTAGGATTTATCGTGGAGGGATACCAGCATCAGCAGCGTAACGATACCAGCAGTATAGATTACTGGCTCCGTAAGGGTAGTGGTGGTATAAACTAAAGACATTATGATTAGAAAAATTATCGTAGGGGTGAACCCCAAGGATGCCTTGGCGTATGTCGTGGGCAACCACGCCGGAAACGACGGCACCATCGTAGCCATCGAAGTCGATGAGCGCACCTTCTCCAAATACGGGCGGAAGGATTATGTTATATACATCCAGAACGCCGACGGTACTATGCCGTGGAAGGAGATTATCGGTATGCCGGTGGTCGTGGAGAACGACTGCAAGTTCTGATGAAGGTCCTGCACGAGTTCATCGTAAGGATGCCCAAGAAGTTTAAGGACACCATCAAGTTCGGTGAGGTGGAGCTGTTCCTTGACGCGAGATTCAACGAGTTCGCCAACAGAATCAGTGAGGCGGAGATTGTAGCCACCCCCGTTAAGTTCCCCACGGGAGCCAAGGAGGGTGATATGCTATACTTCCACCATCACGTGGTGCTGGATAAGCGTGCCGAGATTGACAAGGACCTATACCGAGTGAAGTATGACCCCGAGGGTGGATACGGCTCGCAGGCATACGCATACAAGGACAGCGAAGACAACATATCGGTGCTTCCGGGATGGGTGTTCCTGATAGCTGACGAGGGGAAAGAACCCACGTCAGAGACTGGAATCATCATCTCCACACAGAAGGAGATAAAGAGGGAGGGCGTAGTACGCTTCGACACACCCGAACTGCTTGAGATGGGGGTAAAGGCCGGCGATATGGTGGGCTTCAGCAAAGAATCCGACTATACGATGGAGGTAAACGGTGAAAAGCTCTGGAGAATGACACCTAACGACCTGCTGTATGTCAAGGAAGCAGTCTGATTTTACGACCATAGACGCAGCCACACGGCTGATGCACTCTATGGAGGTGGCAATCAATAATATGATTGAAGAAATCAAGAAGCCCGTGGACCCAGAGATAAACGGTTCCGCGCGTAAGGCGGAGCTTCAGTCCATAAAGCAGACGGCCGTGGATGCGCGTGAGCTGTTGCAGGAAAGGCAACGACTGGAGGATATGATACGAACTCTATCCGATAGCGGGAGCATCGAGGAACACGTGGACTTCGCCGGGGGCTTCGCTGAGAAATACAGGAAGTAATGACCGCGCTAAAGAATATAGAGGGATATAAGGACCCTGTGGTCAATATATGTCCCGACTATAGCGAGGGCGAGATAATAGAGATATCCGATATATTCATACAGCTCCCCAAGGCTCCCCCGGTAAAAGATATCCTATTCCAGGGACTCCCTCGTGAGGAGCAGTTCTGGCGTAGGCTCCCCATACCACAGGACCTGGCGCGTATACGCTCTATGGACGAATGGCAGGAGCAGCCCAAGGAGTTCAGGGTGAAGCACGCCGAATACATCGACCAGGAGTTTAACAGACGCCGCGATGGGGTGTGGTTCTATAACAACGGGGTTCCTACCTATATAACCGGACATCACTATATGCTCCTACAGTGGAGCCAGATGGATATCGGTTATGCGAGCTTCCTTGACTTCCAGCGTAAGATATACATCCACTTCGAGGCCTGCAAGCAGGACCCACGATGCGTGGGGCAGATATACACAAAATGCCGACGCTCCGGATACACTAACATCTGCGGGGCGGCACTGGCTGACGAGGGCACTCAGGTGTCAAACAAGGTACTGGGCATTATGTCAAAGACCGGTAAGGACGCGCAGGAGAACATCTTTATGAAGAAGCTGCTCCCTATGTTCCGCTCATACCCGTTCTTCTTTAAGCCGATACAGGATGGTACCACCAACCCGCGTATGGAGCTTGCGTTCCGAGAGCCAGCGAAGAGGATTACCAAGACCAATAAGGTCAGCTCGCAGACCGAGGCGCTAGATACTATTATTAACTGGAAGAACTCCGTCGCCAACGCCTATGACGGTGAGAAGCTGCACTACCTATACCTCGATGAGGCCGGTAAGTGGGAGAACCCGTTGGATATAAACGAGGTATGGAGGGTACACCGCACGTGTCTTCTGGTCGGTAAGAAAATCGTAGGCAAGGCTATGGTGGGCTCCACGGTAAACCCGCTGGATAAGGGGGGCGCTAACTACAGGAAGCTATACTATGACTCCGACCCCACGCGCCGCAACGAGAACGGGAGGACAAAGAGCGGGCTATATAAACTGTTCATCCCATCATACGAGGCGCTTGAGGGTTTCTTCGATATCTACGGTATGCCCATCATAGAGGACCCCAAGGAGCCTGAGCTTACTATGGACGGCGACGTCACATCAATCGGCGCTAAGACGTTCCTATCGAACGAGCGCAAAGCGCTGATGCACGACCCCTATGAGCTCAATGAGGTGATACGCCAGTTCCCGTGGAGCGAGGAGGAAGCGTTCCGCGACTCCACCAAGTCATCGCACTTCAACGTGGGGAGGATATACGAACAGTTGCAGCATAACAGGGAGATGTACCCATCCCCAGTCATCAAGGGTAACTTCGTGTGGGAGGACGGCAAGCCGGATACTAAGGTGCTATGGAACCCCGACGATAACGGAAGGTGGACCGTGGCCTGGCTTCCGCCCGACGAGGTGAGAAACAATCAACGTAAGGAGCAGGGGAAGATATACCCCGGTAACGACCACATAGGCA